ATCCGTTGGTCCCGCTGGGCGTCAGCACCTCAGACGCGTTATCGATGATTCAGTCATGTGAGTGGCTGGTTGAAAGGCTAAAGGAGATCGAAAAGCTGCCAGTTAGCGATAGGTGATACCAGCATCCGTGGCCGTGTGAGAGGGTCGATTTTTTGGAGCACCTGATCACGTAAGAGCGTGTTTGCGTCCCTCTATGCGAGGCGGGAGAAAATTTAGGTTGACCCCTCAAAAGCCTGTCAGATTTGTCAGATTGATAGTCCTCTACTCTGTAACCCTTATATTTCAAGCCTTACAGCGTTTTGCATCACTGTCAGAAAGCTGTCAGCGACCTGTCAGAACCTGACAAAACAGTAGTGTCAGATTTACTGTTTTCAACTGGCTGTTTTATAAGGGTTTTTTATTTTTGAGGGAGAAACTGACACAAACATCCAACCCCGCTGTCAGAGCTGAAACCCAGTAAATACGGGGCCTACAGGGCAATCGCTGACAGATATCCACGATCTGACAGGGATTTGAGGGTCTACCTAAATAAACATTGATGCGGACGCCTCGAAGCTAACGCTCAGAATGCTGCGCCGCGCACTGATCGAAGGAAACAAGCATGCGTAAGCCAGCTTCCCAAGCAGCGGAACCCATCATTGAAATAAAGAAGAACGGTTCGACTTGGGAGGTTCATTGGGATTACCAGGAAGCCCCTGAAAGCTCAATACTGTTCAAACGGCAGAAATACCTGGGCGGATACATTGACGGTTCCATGGATATGCTGGGCATCCTCCCCGCCAACGTCCTCTGCGCCAGCAGCGTTACTGGCTCGGTTAAAAAGCTGACCGAGGAGCAGGCAACAAAGCTGCGTGACGCGCTGGTACGTCTGCTGATTCCAGTTGTGAAGAATGAATTCACACGCCTGCAGAAGCTGAATGAACTACCCCACCTTCGCTTGGCCGCCTCCGAATCGGTGTGAAACTCTCTGCAATGGGGCGCATCGGCTACAGCCCACAGTATCCGGTGGCTCCAGAGCAGAAACGCGTTTCCGCCATTGATCAGCGAGGCGCCTTAAAAGAGCCCGTCCGAGAATGAAAACCCACGAATTACGGTGTTTTTCATTTTTTCGCCCAATGGAGCCGGGGACTTCAGCTTTCCGCTGTTGAAGTACACCCATCGCAGTGTTGTGCAGCCGCGCTGCAATTCCCTTCAAAACTTTGCAATCTGTGAAATTGCCGATCGCCTGCAGAGCCCCACGGTCCGCCTGGGCTGCAGCTTCGTTTGCACTACTTCCGACTTTGCACAAAAAAAGAACACAAACCCCGTCGGCGGGAGGGGGATAAGTGCTTTTTTCAGGACTTTTTTTCTGCACATCCTTTTACCTGGAAAGCGTTTATCCCAGACGGCGTTCGAGCATTGGGCCTTGCATCTGAAAAACTCCCGTTTTACGGCGCATCGAGACAATAAGTGCTATATGGGATAGCATCCTGCAAAGCGGTTCCGGGTCTCATTGACTGGAACATCGTAAAGGATGGCGAAGGAGCACCGATGGGCGGTATCGCACGACCCAGACCGTCTATTGTCGACAGTTACAAGAAACACAAGGTCGAGGGTGGAAGGCAGTACTATTTTGACCCCAATGAGCAGCGCTATTATTCATGGGACTCTCTTCATGGCGAGTTTGAAGTATTTGATAAACGCGGCAACCACTTGGGCTCGGTATGCCCCAAAACGGGGATAACCTTGAAACCTCCCGTCAGAGGACGGCGGTTTAACCCAAATTAGGGGATCATTATGAATTTTATAAAACTTTGCCTAAACGGCGACGTGTTGACAGACGAGATTGATGATTTCGTTCAAGATTGGCACGACGGTAAAGCTGGAGAGGATCAGGAACTTCACGAGTACCTAGGCATGACCTGGGAGGAATACTCTGTTTGGGCAACGAATCCATCGATGCTTTCGTACATTTTGTCTGCAAGAAAGAATGGGGTTAGTTTTGAAGAAGAGATAAGCCGAGACAGATTCTCGTTAGCCGCTCGTGCCTCGTCACCTCTAGAAGCTAAACGAGTAATGGAGTGGTTACAGCAAGAGGAAGCTGGTTGATGTACCCAGAGGAAAAAATGGCAGCAAGGGTACTTGAACGAAAAGGGCTGACCCCTCCTTACAATCTCATAGAACTAGCTAATAGTTATGGTGAGTTGCGATATCGAAGTTTTCCTTTCAAAGCCGACGGAATCACAGTCGGAATAGGGGAAAAATCTCGGCCAACCATATATATCAATAGCGATTGTCCAGAAACTCGGCAGCGATTTACACTTGCTCACGAAGTTGGGCACATTGTTATCCCATGGCACACAGGCACTGTCGTATCGCATCTCGAGCCCGGCTCAGATGATGACGAGTACTGGCTCATGGAGCAGCAAGCCAATAGATTTGCTGCTGAACTGTTGATGCCAACGGCGTGGCTAAAGCAACTCTATACTGAGTCAGGCTCGGTCGAAAACTTTTTCAGAAAAGTGCTTTTAGATACCGGAGCCTCAAAAGAAGCAATTTTCTATAAGATTTTCAAATATTTAGATGCGCCTGTTGCCTGCGCTCGTCTAGATGAAGTCTTTGGAACTATATCGAAGTTAAAAAGAACAAGATTCGCCCCGCACGACGACAAAAGCACAATTCCAAGCGAAATATATAAAGACATAGATCACGAGTACGAGCAATTCTCTATAGATGGAAAAGAATTTTACGCATGGACGTTCAAAGGAAAAGAAATTTTAGATAGTGACCCTAGAACTTGGCGTGAGCTTCTGAAGCAAATGCTCGATGATACAAACCTACAATCAAAACTCCACAGCATTAACGCTATTATGTCGGCAGCCTTTGACAAGTCGAAACATCTTGCAGAGGATGATATTTGCGGAGGAGTCATCAGATCTTTCAGATCGAGGGACGGACTACCTGGCCTAAAAGAACATGAACTCTTCGAACAGTACGTCATAAAGCGTGTCAAAGAACTTAAATTGCGTAGTCAGAAAACCCGCTGATTCTATGCTGACAAAATAATGGGTTTCAGTTCCGCTGATAGCACCGACACTTGTGCTGCCTGGGCGGTAAAAGCCGCCGAATTATTTGGCATGGGTGTGGTGCCATGCACGTGTCCCGCCAGTTGAGTGTTCATCTCCTGAACAACCTCAATCAGGTCGGATAGAATTTGCAGTGTATTAGTTTGCTCCGAGCCTAACCAAGTCTTAGGAGCCAACAGACGCTGGCTAACGGACACTAAGCTTTCGCGCATACCTTGGATACGTTCCCGCATATCCCCGCCTACCGTGGCGTTAAGCTTTTGGCCCACGACGACGTTCAGATCCCGACCGGTCGCTTGGTGAAGGTCATCGACGGCAGCCAGGCTCGCAGATCCACCCGACAGCAACTTCAGCGCGCCCAGCGCCTCGATCGTCTTGATGCCTCCCACCGACTCGGTCGAATGATCGTCCACCGTCCTGGTGTGATTCTGGAAGGCCTCGGTGTTGTCCAGGGCTTCGACCTCGCGCTCGGTCGCCTTGTCCTGAATCTTCCCGTCCGTCTGGCGCAGCCAGTTGCCGGCAGCATCGACGCGCTGCTGGCAGGCCTCGCTGTGCTGCCACACCTGATCGCCCTTCGGCACCCGGGGCAGGCTCAGGCCGTGGGGCAGGATCTGCGTGATAAAGGGCTTGGTCGGCATGCCGTAGGCGAAGCTGACCACGACAGTGGTCCCCTCCTCCGGAAAGCCGAACATGCCCGCCTCTTGCCCGCCCATCGGCGCCGGCAGCGGCAAGCTTGTCAGGATCGGCAACGCCGGATCTGGCTCGCCATCTGGCAGCAGCACCTCGACGTCGACGCCAAAGCGCGGCCGGAATTCATCGCACAGCCCAGGCGCTGCCGGCGCGTCCGGAACAGCCACAACACGGCCAAAACGTGGCAGATGGTAGCCGCCGGTCAACTCTGGGAATTGGCGCGCTACTGCGCGTTGGATTGCGTCTTCCATCGGATAGCCATCTGATTGCCGGTGAGGGTCAACCGCCCACATCCCTTCCACCATGCGCTGCTTCATTTTCCGGGAGTAACCACCATGCAGATTCAGGTGATCAACGATCAGGATCGAGACATCGCAATCGCAGAGATACGCCGGCTGAATGCGGTCATGGCGCAGTTTGGAGAAGAGAGCCGGACGGTCTATGCCGAAGCCTATGCCCTATGCGGGCTAGTAGACGCTTTGGAGGTGCGGGCCAGCCGTGGCCATCGGGAGATTCTCGTCATGGACTGCACAACTGCGCAGATCCGGGCCGTTCTGGAATGGCAGACCTGGAATGAAGTCGGGGAGTTTGAAGATTTGGTAATTCACCTGGTGCGAAAGGCTTGAGCTTGGCCACCAGATCCAACAACGGCAGTAGCCGGCAATGAAGTGGTGTCGAGGGGTTGCAGCCCCCCGACACCGACCACCACTGAGGGCAACACGATGAAAGCACAGCACTACAGCGGTAGCAATTCAAAGGCTAACACACAGGGTGACATCGACACCCAATCCGCCCGGCACCTATTGGCAATCCGGATAGTCGGCACAGCGTTGTTCGACTATCAGGTAACCAGGACTGACGAAGCGCGGATCCGCCTTGAGTGTTTAGCCACCTTCGCCAAACAGCAGGGCGATATTGATGCAGCCGAGGCCGCCATTGTGGCCCATCTACTGGCCAGCAACGCTTCACCGGGGGCCAGCATATGAGCGATGGCAAAACAATTCGTGAGCGGCCAGCGATGGCCAGTAAACGATTGGATCTGCCTAGCATTTGCGACATCTGCGGCAACGCCCGATCAACCCGTAAACATCAAAAGTGCAGCCGGATTCGCCAGCATCGAAAGACTGAGGAATGGGCCGCTGTAATGGCCGAAAAGGCTGCAATCAGAAAAGCAAAGGAACGCCGTTATGTTTAAAAGCCGTGAGCAAGCAGCACCAGAATCATACCCAGTGGTTTCTACTACGCTTTCAGCAGAACCCGCCTCTACACTGCTCAGTCATCAAGCGCGGGAACACACAGGTTCGAGGGTTGTACCGTGAGCCAAGCAACATCAGGTGTTCTGACCTTTCAAGACCTGCAGCACATCACCGGTTATCAGCGTCGATCCGATGTTGAGCGCTCGCTGATCGCCCAGGGTGTTCGCTTGTTCCGTGGTCGAACTGGCCCGTGGACAACACTTGACCTGATTAATCACGCCGGCGGCGTCACGTTGGCCAGCGCTGAAAGGTACGACACCGACATATTATGAGGCGAGCGAGGAAGCGTAAGCACAACCCCCATATCCCTGCCCATGTCGATCAGGCCGCCCTCCCGGCGGCCGTTTATTTCGACCATCGCGACAGTGGTGTCTGGTACACCCTCCATCGGGATGAGACTGGAAAGCAGCGCCGCCGAAACGTGGCGCC